CTCAATAATGGCAGGGTCAAGTTGTTCGAGAATCTGCTGAATCTGCATCTGTCGTGCTTGCTCAACTTCTTGGGGCTGGAGCATCTTCATCTTGATGTTCTCACGCTGAGCCTTACGCTCTGCCGTGTTGAGAGTGTCCATAACCTTCTGAGTTCCGCCCATTTCGAGCAGAGTCTTTGCTTGGTTTTGGTCAATGATTCCAACAGCAAACATATCCATGACACGGGCTTCTTGAGCTGCCTTTGACTTGGCAATGCTGGAGCCAGGCTCAACACGAATGTCAGTACCGTTAGTGATATCAGCACCCTGAAGCATCATGGTGTCAAATGCACCGTCAGCACCAATCGTGCGAATCTTTCGAGGCATGTCTACATACTGCTGGAATAGACCAATAGTCTGGGCAGCAATTCTTTCGTAGCCAAGCTCAATGCTTTGGTACTGAGGGGTCAGGTACTGGTTACTTGCTTCTTGCAAGTAATTGATAGCTGTACCCGAGGTAACACCAGGAGGTGTGCTACCTCGGGACACTTCACGCTCACCTGAAATGTCAACCCAGTCGTTCAGGATGCGGTCTTGCTGGTCGAGGTAGTACTGGGGCAGCGGGTTCATCGGAAGTGGCTGAGGCGGTGCCATACCAGGCTTGTACTGAATTACCAGACCAGGTTCGTTTGTAATCTTGGACGGGACAATGGAGCCGACAGGTGCAATAAGTTGCGGCTTTGCCATGCGTCGACCAGCTTCGGAGATTTCCGAACGGAGCTGGTTGTAGTCACGCTGAAGTTCTACAAGGTCAACGATGGGTGAGTCTGCGTAGAACGTGCTGGTGGGGACGTGCTCAAACTTGGTGAAGGGGTACTGCTTGTGGTTGTAGGGAAGTCCGTCACGGTACACGTTGATGAGGATGTTGTCAACACTGATGATGACACCGCCCTGTGGTAGCAACTTGGTAGCACCAGGTTTTACCCACGTTTCGTACACAATTACGGAGTCAGGCGAGCGTCCCGCACCGAGGTTGAGGTATGCCTCATCAATGATTTGGTTAGCACTGGAGACAGAGGGCTGAAGAGTCTTGCCCTTGAGCTCGTTAGCAAAGTAGTGGTAGCACCATTCGACAGGCTTAGTGTAAGCGTTGATAACGAATGGCTGGTCTTCCATGTCCTGTTCGCGGATGTCGGGAACAAAAAGGTGAAAAGGAGTGATGTTACCAAACTTCAAGTCTCCAGGCTGGCCTGACACAGGGTCAATGCACTGCTGGTCCCAATGAGTCTTGATGAATCCGTTACCCGTCATCACCATCCACCACATTGCGCGACCAAATTGTGCGCGTAGCTTCTTGCCCTCGCTGATAGAAGTCCAAGCCTGTTCAGCAGCGTAAGCTGCTCGCTGGTCTTGGTCCTCAGACGAAGCAGGAACGGCACGAGCCGAAGGAGTCTGTGACAGAAGCTTCGACAGTTCCCAACGCGAATAGGAACGAATACGGTTTACCGTCTTGCGCTGGTGGTAGTAAGGCTTCTTAGGAACAAACATCTTGTCGCGGAACTCATTGGGGAACGCGCTCTTAGTCTGTTCCGACCACTGCTGACCATAGAACATAGACATGTTCTGGTACCACTGAATCTGCTTCTGGCTACGGTTCTGCTTAGCCTTGCCCCACTGCTCCTGAACCCAGGCTACAAGTTGAGCTGCTTCCTTGCTATCGCGGAACTGTTCAAGATTGATTCCGCTGTCAGGAAGCTCAGTTACCGTAGAGTTCGGGGTCGATTCCAGTGAGCTCTGTGAGTAGGGCTCTTTGTTCTTCGGCATTTACTTCCCCTTCAGAGGCAAGATTAGGGTTACGGTCAAGGATTCTCTGGGCTTCGCCCTCATCGGAAGGGTCATAGTCCTGGTATCCATCATAACCTGTAGGAAGATTCATCGCCTGTATTTGCTGAAACGCGAGGGGGTCGCTTGCGGCTACCAGTGCTTGCGACTTTTCGTTCAGTGACACCAGCATCCTCAGTTCCTTCGAGTGACTGTCCTGAAGGTCTTGCATTGTCTTCCTCTTCAACAACTCCTGTAACACCAAAAGTGTCCAAGACGCTAGGACCAACACGGTCAGCAAGACGAGTAAGTAAATCTCCATAGTTCTCCTTGAGTGCTTCGGAGTAGCCTTTGTTGAACCACTCTTGTTCTTTCAGCTCGGCGGAGGCGGACTTGCCTTCGTCGAGAATACCTGCGACACGCGCCATTTCACGCAGAATTTCTACTGAAATGTAGATACGTCCACGTTCGATAAACATGCGACCAACATCAACACCTGTGTCGATGAAAGGCCCTTCTGAGTTCTTGCTAATCCAGCAATGCCCAGGACTGAGTATCGGAGTATCCGTTACGCTGAAGCGACTTGTCATTTTTCCTCCTAGTAGTAGTCACCGTAGGAACTGACTGTAACCCAATCTGTATCTTGGTTTTCCACAAAGGTGACTTCGGGGTCGTTCTGCATCCGCAAAAGCAACTCTTCATATCTTAGCGTAGTCGGAGGTTCTTTGAGTATTTCAATGTTGATAGGTGTTAGGTCAGGGCGTGTCGTGGCAAAGTACCGCGCAGAGTCAAAAGCGTGGTCATCCTTCTTGTGCACGACTTCCTGCTTGTTCATCTCATACGCAGTCTTGTCTGAGCTGTAAGTTCCCCAGCGAAGTTTCTTCATTTCGCGTAGAAAATTGGCGCAGTTTCGTGAGATAACCCATTTGGGTCGTTCTTTGCCCCAGTGACTATCGTTGCGGAATCGGAAATAACCCTGCATCTTCTCAATACCGACCATGACATCGTGGGGGATTCCTTCAACATTGATGTATACCCCATTGAGTGCGTACTCCTGCAGGATGCTAGTGCCTGTAATTCCGCTACGCTGACGCATTGCAGGGTCGCCCATACGTTCTACATTTTCAGGGTCTTTACCCCAAGACAATTCACGCTGGCGAACAGTAGCAGCATGCTCCGACACAATCATGTTTGTCTGGTAATGCTCGGCAAAGGTCACAATATCGCCCTGCGGAGATACCGCATGCCATAGCCACGCAGTCGGGTTGTTCAGTCCGTGGTCTACTGACGCATAGATAGCCCAATGCTTAGGCACATCGGCAGGACTAAAGTCCACAACATGTCGTTCAAAATCAGTGTTGAAACTAGGAAATACCAAACCCGAGCGAGCAACGAACGAACCTTTTTCACGAATTTCCCGTTCCTGCTTGTCCATACCCAGCATATAGAAGTTCATATCATCCATGTCTGCCTGGATGTAAGGGTTTTGTTCAGCCGACAGGGTAAATGTGTCAATATCTAGCTCAGGGTCGTTAGTGGCGGGTTCCCACAGTAGGTCGAATGTCCAGCCCATACCCTTTGTCGGGGTTGCTGCAATGACCCAGAATCCGTTGTAGTCAATGAGACGCATCATAGATTCGTTGAAAATGTGCTGCGGGGGCTCCTCATCAAAGAAAATGCCGTGTCGGGGGACTCCACCAAGCTTCATCATGTCCATTCCCCAGGTCACAAAGTCAATCGTGGAGCCGTTGGCGAAGGTCAGGATGTAGTTTGAGCTGTCCCAGCTCCTATCCCAGCTACCTTCTTTGAGGTAGGACTTGGGAATCCATCGTTGCATCTTGGGCAAAATGATTTGTTCAATGCCTTTAGCCACGTCTACAACGACAAAGCGGAGGCTGACAGGCCCGTTACCCCATTCTTCGGGGCGTTTTAGGTACGGATGGCTGTTGGTTGCCCACCAAATAGACTCAACAACCTCAGCATCGGTCTTTCCGCCTCGGTTTCCACCAGAAACAAACCTTCCACGAGCAGCTGATTTATGGAATCGTAGTTGCTCGGGGTAGTCTTTCTCACCATAGTTGAGAATGTTTGGCTTGTGGATACTCTGGTCAAGCTCGTATAGAGCAATCTGGAGTAGTTCCTCAGCCGAAGGCTGTCTTTTAGTAGCCATGCTACTAACTTACCTTAGCCCAGTGCCTTCCAGGTCATAGGTCCGACAATGCCGTCTGCAGCAAGGCCGTGAGCTTTCTGGAACTTTTTGACTGCTGCTGCAGTTCCTTTGCCAAAAATACCATCGGCAGTAATCTTGAGTTTCTGCTGTAGTTCTTTGACAGCGGCTCCGTTAGACCCTACTTTGAGCGTAGGGTGTCCAGCGGGCTGCTTAGCGGGGGCTTTTCCGCCACGAATAAAGGCTTCAAAATCGAAGTTGCCCTTGCGGGAAACATGCTTACCGCCAATTCGGGCTGCAAAGTGGAGGTGTGCGCCGTATCCGCGCTCGGAGCCTTTGCCAGAACCGCCCGACAAGCCCAAAACTTCGCCTTGCTTGACCTGTGCGCCTTTTGCCACATTGACCTTGGAAAGGTGCAAGTAGTCAAAGTTGTATCCATCAGCGCAGTTGAGCCATACCATGCGCCCACCAGCACCAGCAATCGAGGTAGTTACGCCTACGACAGTGCCGTCAGCAACTGCTACAACAGGAGTTCCTGCTTTTACGGCGTAGTCGGTTCCAGGATTGACTGAGCCACGAGCAACATGGTCGTGAAAGTCGTCTGAAATGGGCTTTGCCTTGGTGGGGCGAATGAAAGCCATTACTTCTTGTTCTCTTTCGAGCGAACGGTCTCAATGGCAGAGTTGATGGTTGCATCAAAGTCTTCGTCGGAGACCTGACCCTTGCCAGCAAAGATAAATGAGGTTGCGGCGATTACACCGATTACCCCCATGAGGGCACCAAAAGCGCCACTTTGAACAAGGTCAAGGCCAATTACTGAGCCAGCACCAAGACCTGTAAGCCCTGCACCAAGGGCAAAAGCGGCAACGCGAAGGAGGCGCTTGAGGATAAATTTGAAGTTCATGCTAGAAGTTTAGCATGGCTAATTTATTTTTGACGAAGACTACTCGGCAGTTTTCCAGTTTAGGTATTCTTGGTACATTCGGTTTTGTTCGTTGACGGGTATCCACCAAATTTCACCGTCTTCTGTGGTGTGTTTGATTATGGTTGAACCGTCTTCGTCTGTGACTTCTTCATACATTTTATCTCCTAAAGTTCCGCATCAAGCGCAATGTTTCCAACGCCTATTGAGTAAAGATACAAACCAGTACCAGCAGCTAGACCAGTTGTTGTGGCAAGAATAATCATGGCTTTTCTATTTATGCCACCACTAGTCACTGCGGTAGATGAGAAAACTGGGTCAGTTCCACTTCTTGAAATTCCAAATGTAGAAGCACCGCCCGATGCAGTAAAAGATGGCGCAACTCTTTTTTCGGCATAGTTGAGAATAAACCTTCCGATGGTAGTTGCGTTTGCGTAACCAGAAACAATAACACCATCAGGGTAAGTTTCGTAATACCGTTGACAGGCGGCAAATTCTCCTTGAATACTTGCCGCGTTCCGACGGAACGGGGTAGCAATACCCCCAAGTTCTAACTGTGCGCCAGTATAAAGAGTTGTTGTTGAGGTGGTTGTGACGTTACGGTATATTCTAAAACGGTAACCGCGTGTAGCCAATGCGTTAGTGGTAAAACTTGCGGTATAACGTGTCCATGTTCCTACTGTCATTGAAGCACCAAAAACTCCAGAATTATCTGAAATTGGTGTAGTCCAGTTGTCTACTGTTGTCGGATACGAACTTTGCCACGAAAGACCACCAGTACCCACAGTTGACTTTGCCCATATTGAAATAGTCACTTCTTTACCCGCAAACTGAATTGAATTATTAGACTCAATGTACTGGTAAATTCCTGGAGTAGTGCCACTTGTAGATGCAAACGATAAAGAATATTTAGCAATGTACTCTGCTGGCACATCAGTTGATTGTGAAACTGTAGATGTACCTGCAGCCCTGTTGTGATACCACCTGTCAGCAAGGTATACGCCACTTGCTGTTGATGATGTTCCGCGTTGCCAAAAATCAAATGCACCATTTATCAAGTAATTGTACGATTTAGGGATAACGTCAAGGTCAGTAGTCAAATTTGTTACTTGCGACTGTGCAATAGTTATAGGGTCTGACCCAGCCGATGCATGTGTCGAAGCATGTGCCGTAGGTGTGCGGGCATCCGACAGTCTGCTGTCAGCCGTGACTACTGCAGTGCCAGTTACTTGACTAGGTCCAATAATCAGTGCTGACTGTGCCGCTTTAGTCCACATGCCTGTTGTTGAGTTGTAAATAATCAAATCACCGTTTGACGGCGATGCGGCTGAAACATCGTGCAATTCGTTGATTTCGTAACCGTTTTGTACCTTGACAACAATTTGACCGTTGTTGGCATTTGCCCGCATGACAACACCAAGGTAAACCGAGTGTGCTGGCTCTGCGGGAGGTGCACCAAAAACATACCCGCCAGCGGTGCTAGAAAGCCACACAGTCTGTCCCGCTGTGGCTGCTGCTGTGTCTACATTGTCTAGCAAGCCCTCAATGATTACATAGCCGTCAGCGTTGTTTGCAAGGTTTTGGTCTAGAAAACCAAGAGTTTTTGATGATGTTGCTTCTGTGTCAGCATCCGACAAAGAGACAAGTACATGTGTGCCATCGGCACCACTGATATAAACAACCTGACCTTTAGTCATGGTTGAGCCAGTGCTGTTACGAACCAACTGCTTTACGACAGTTGTATAGGCGGCGGCTCCAGGAGCAGCCCAAACTGTGTCGTAGTTTGTGCTGGAGTTTTTAGTAAGAATTTGACCACTAGTGCCGCCAGTAGGAACTCCAGCACCTTCAGGAATAGTGAAATTGAATGTGGCGGCACTGGATGTTCCAGAATTAGTTACGGTAGCGGGTGTTCCAGGGCTACCAGTAGTTGTCGTACCTACGGCAATAGTGGCGGCGGCACCTGCGGCACCAGTTGAACCTGTTGCGCCAGTTGCGCCAGTAAGTCCAGTGTCTCCCCTAGGTACCGTAAAATCAAACACTGCTGCGGAAGAAGTACCACTATTGGTTACTGCTGCCGATGTACCTGCCGCACCTGTCGTAGTAGTTCCAGCAGCAATAGTCGCTGCGGTACCAGTAGCTCCTGTAGCACCCGTAGCCCCAGTCGCACCCGTGCTTCCAGTTGGGCCTGTAGGTCCTGTAGGTCCTGTAGCACCTGTAGGTCCTGTAGCACCAGTCAGTTCGATAGCAACAAGAGTGGGGGAATCTGATGGGGAAGTTTGCTCCCCATACGTCATAGTCCCAGTTCCCTGAAATGCCTTGATTGTGTAAGTGTAAGTACCTGCAGCAGGCGTATCGACATGCGTAATGGCAAAGGGCCTATTGGCACTAATTGTGGACTCTTGAATTGTTATTGCTTTGCCTATGGCGGTACTTCCCTGGTAAATGCGAATGAAGTTCCACGCGCCAGCGGTTGTTGGGTTTGCGTCCCCAGTCCCCGACAAATACACAGGCCCACCAGTTGTCGTAATTGTGACAGTAGCAATAGTGGTCGGGGTAGTGCTGTTTACTGTTACGGTTCCAGAAGTACTGGAAATTGCGTAATTCATGTTCCCCGTAGAACCAGCAGCTCCCCACGCAAAAGTGCCGTCACCAACACTTTTGAAAAACTGACCATTAGTTCCAATACCAGGAAAGTCAGTAAGTTGTACAAGTTTGTGAGTGTGGTCTCCAGGGGCAGCCTGAAAAGTGCCTTTACCTAGTGTGTGATGCTGGGCTTCGGCACGAGTATCTACGTCGCTGTTGGTGTGGTAATCATTGACAACATCAGGAGTTGGGCGGCGGTTCCCCGAAGAACCAATACCGCTACCCGTGAAGTCATTGTTTGCCATAACTCAACTCTACTGGCAACTCTCACATTGAAGAAAGTCCATAGGGTCGACGGGGGGGATGGGGAATCCACTAAGTTTTTCGTTGTCCATCAGACTATTCTATTACACGATTTTGGGGTCAGACCAAAGGTTGTCGCGTGTCTGGAAAGTAAGCATGCCAGATGTGCTCCATTCGCCCCGAGAGTTCGTAAACCACGACGAACCACGGTCACTGGACGGTCCGACAAACACCCATCGAGCATCTCCAGACTGGTACATTCGGAAACTGTGCCAGTGCCCAGAGATGAGAATACGGGCTTGAGAGGTCGGCATATTTCCATGTGATTGCCCTTTCCACCAGTCGCCAATCTTGTCAGGGCCCCCTGCTTGGTGTCCGTGTACGACACCTATTTGGCTTCCGCTGGCTTCAAAGATTAGTGAGTCGTGGTACAGTTCGGGCTTGATTACGTCGATGTTTGTGGCGGAGCGAATCATGTCGGCTAGGGCTATTCCCCAGTCGTCGTGAACATCGCCTTCCATTGATTTGATTGCGACTCTGCTGGCTCCGTGGTTGGAGGGGACTGCCACATATCGGACGGGTGCTACTTTCGACAGAATGGCTATTCCTGTGAGCATGAGTTCAAATGCTTGGGATACTTGTGCGGGAAGCGAAAGGCTGTTGGTGCTTCGTTGACTTGACACGTTGTAGATGTTTTCGATGGGGTCTCCAGCGTCTACCATCACAATTTCGCTGTTTCCGTTGCGGTCAGCTTCTTCAGCAGCCCGATGGAAAGATGTCAAAGTTTGGTCGATGGTTTCTTTGTGGTCGCCGTTCCAGTCTTTTTTACCTAGTTGTAGGTCGGTGGGGACTAGGATGCGCGAACCGCTGGCTGTGTCTTCTTTGCCACTTACATATTGGAAGGTGCCTAGTATCGACCTGAACTCTTCGGGGTCGACAGCATAGATAGTTTCTTTAGGTTTGCGCTTGCCACCAACTTTGAAGGCGTGGAGGACGCGAAGCCCGTTTGTTTTGGAGAACTGTTCCCATTCGCTGAACCGCCACTGGTAATCCCACTCTTCGGGGTTGAGTCCTTTTGACTCAATAAATTTTTGAACGTCATCTGTGGTTAGCGGCAGGTAGGAAGCTTTGCTACTTCCTGAAAATTCTTCGGCTCCGACATCCCACGAGTAGCCTGTTGCTTCTGTGGGTATCAGATGCTTCTTGTGTCGTCGAATAGCTGCT